AGATAAAGGAGACGCTCTTGTATTTGCTACTGGAAATGATGGCACTAATCCAGATATAGATACTTTACCAGCTGGTGATGTTACACTTACTGGAACACAGACTTTAACAAATAAAACACTAACCTCTCCTAAAATTGGTACTTCTATTTTAGATACTAATGGAAACGAATTAGCTTTACTTACAGCTACTGGTTCTGCAGTAAATGAATTTACAATCGCTAATGCAGCAACAGGTGCCGGACCAACTATTTCATCTACAGGTGGAGATTCAAATATTGATATTAATATAACACCAAAAGGAACTGGAGATGTTGTGCTTGCTGGTGATACTGTAAAAGTTGGAGACAGTGGAGCAGCAGCTACATTAACTTCAAATGGTGCCGGAACTTTAACAGTTACAACTGGAGGAGCTTCAGACCTAGTTTTAAATACTAACTCTGGAACTAACTCCGGTACACTTACTATTACAGATGCTGCTGATGGAGATATTACTATTGCTCCTAACGGAACTGGACAAGCTAAAGCAGTGGATGCTGCTGATGCTACAGGTGCAATTAAAATTGCTGGAAAAGAAACTATATGGATACCAGCTGTTGCTATGTATCCAAATACTACATCCGGTGCAGAAGCTGCACAAGTAGAATTATCTAATGGTCCAGAAATAAAAGTTTTAGATTTTGATAAATCTTCTGATGAGTTTGCACAGTTTGCTGTTGCATTTCCTAAATCATGGAATGCAGGAACAGTAACTTTTCAAGCTTTCTTTACAGCAACATCAACAAATACAGGAACTACTGCGTGGGGATTATCTGCAGTAGCTTTAGCTGATAGTGGAGATTTAAATACAGCTTTCGGAACACAAGTTGTTGCAACAGCAAAAGCACACAGTGGAACATCAAATGATTTAGATGTTGCAGCAGAAAGTGGAGCAGTCACAATAGCAGGATCACCAAGTGCAAATGAATATGTTTTCTTTCAAATATCAAGAGATGTTTCAGCGGATGATTTAGATGCTGATGCAAGATTACTTGGAATCAAACTATTCTTTACTACGAGTGCTGCTAACGACGCATAAGGAGTAAAATATGAGAGATTATAAAATACCCGGACTTCAGATTGAAGAAGCAAAAAACTCAAACAAAAATAAATTTTCAAATAAAAGAAAAAGTTTTGGTTATCAAATTTTAGGATTTGGTTCTGGAGGAGGAGCTGGTCCTTATGATATACAATATTTAATCATCGCCGGTGGCGGTGGTGGAGGAGGTGGCTATCATGGTGGTGGTGGCGGAGCCGGAGGGTATAGATATGGAACTCTTTCTGGTGTTGCAATCGGTACTGCTTTAACTACAACTATCGGTGGTGGAGGATCAGGAGGTCCTGGTAATCCAAACGCAGGTTCTAATGGAGCAGTCAGTACGTTAGGAAGTCCTGACATTACTGATGTTACTTCTGCTGGTGGTGGCGGAGGAGGTTCTTATTACTCTTCTGGTGGTAATGGTAAAAACGGTGGTTCTGGAGGAGGCGGTGCTTCTACATCTGGAAACTCAGGTGGTTCTGGTAACGTACCAAGCGTATCTCCAAGTCAAGGTAATAATGGTGGTAATGGTGGCCACTCTGATCCACAATATGGTGGCGGCGGTGGCGGTGGTGCTGGTGGCACTGGTGGTACTGGTGGCGGCGGTGGCGGTGGTCCTGGTGGAGCAGGTTCAAATGCTTCTCCAATAGATTCAACTTTAAGAGGAGGAGGTGGCGGAGGAAGTAATGAATCCGGTGGTTCTGCTGGAGGACCGGGAGGTTCTGGTGGCGGTGGTCCTGGTGGAAATGGATCAGGTACAGCTGGAACAGCTAATACTGGTGGAGGAGGCGGAGGAGCCTCTGGAGCTGGTGGTGGTTCTGGTGCATCCGGTGGTACAGGAGTTATTATATTAAGTGTTCCAACAGCAAGTTATTCTGGAACAACATCTGGTTCGCCAACTGTAACAGAGAGTGGTGCAAATACGATAATCAAATTTACAGGAAGTGGTAGTTACACAGCTTAGGTATATATTATGAAATATTTTGCAAAAATAGGATCAAATAATTTAGTAGAACAAGTGATAGTTGTAAACGATAATGAAGCTCCAACTGAACAAGATGGAATTAATTATATAAATAATCTTTTTGGTACAAGTGATACTTGGAAACAAACTTATACAGATGGTACAAGAAAAAATTATGCAAGTGAGGGTGATACTTACGATGCAACTAGAGATGCATTTATACAACCAAAACCACACGATTCTTGGGTTTTAAATGAAACTAGTTGTCAGTGGGAAGCACCTATTCCTTATCCTACAGATGGTAAAGACTATCATTGGGATGACAGTTCTAATTCTTGGATTGAATTTATACATTAAATAGTATATATCTCTAAAAGATTTAGAAAGTAAATTATGAAGAGAAAGAAAAAATATGAAAATGCTGCTTGGAATTTTCAACTAGATAATGTTGAACGTTATGCTTATTGGAAAAATGCCTTTACAAAAGAAGAGTGCGAAAAAATTATAAAAATTGCCTATAAAAAAGGTATGACAAAAGGATTAACTATTGGTAATCCAAAAATTAGATCTAGTGAAATTTGTTGGTTATATAGTGTAGATGACTTAGATTGGGCATTTCAAAAAGTTACAGATATTGTTTTAAATTTAAATAAACAATTTTTTAATTTTGATATATTTGGAATACACGAAGGCTTTCAGTTTACAAATTATAAATCTCCATCAGGTAAATATGGAAAACATGTTGATAAATTATTTAAAGGAGTTGTTAGAAAACTATCTATTTCAATACAATTAACTGATCCAAAAAAATATAAAGGCGGGGAGTTATATATTTATGATAGTGATAAAGGTGAAGTTATGGAACAAGAACAAGGAACATTAATAATGTTTCCTTCATATACATTACATGAAGTAAAACCTGTCACAAAAGGAGAAAGAAACTCGTTAGTAGTTTGGGTGACCGGCAAACAATTTAAATAACATGAATTTTAATTATATTGGAAAACTAAGTATTTCTAATTTTTCTAAAAAAGTTAAAAATATAAATAGCTGGGAAGATTATCAGTTTCGACAAAAAACATACGAAGTTCATAAATATACAAAAACTATCCCTTTAATTTTTGATGAAGATTTTAAACATAAAGATCCAACTTATCACAAACAATATAATAATTATAAAGAAGAAATTAAAAAAATAAAAAAAGTATTTACTAAAAAATTTGGACAAGGATATATTATTAGAGCTATCTTAGTAAATCTACCAGCACAAAAAATTATACCTGAGCATATTGATGGTGGAGATAGTTTAAACTCTTGTAAAAGAATTCATGTACCCTTAATTACAAATGATGAAATACTTTTTACTGTAGGCGATGAAACAAAAAATTTAAAAATAGGTGAGATGTGGGAAATAAATAATTCAAAAAAACCTCACTCAGTAAAAAATAATAGTAAAGAAGATAGAGTACATTTGATTATTGACTGGGTAATAAATGATAAATAAAAAATATTATTTTTTATCTGGTTTACCAAGAGCAGGAAATACACTATTTAGTTCTTTTATAAATCAATCACAAAAAGTAAAAGCAACTGCTAATAGTATTTTACCAAATATTTTATTTGAATTAGATAAAGTTAAACAAACTGATATATATAAAAACTTCCCTGATCAAAAGTCATATTTAAATGTATATAAAAATGTTTTAGAAAACTACTATAAAGAATGGCAAGCTGAATATATTATTGATAGAAGCACATGGGGTACACCTAAAAATCTTGAATTATTAAAATTGATAATTCCTAAACCAAAATTTATTATCTTATATAGACCTGTGTTAGAATGTTTAGCTTCTTTTGTTAAAATAACAAAAGCTAAAGATAATGAAATACTATGTGAACAATTATTAGATAGAGATGATAATTTTGGTAGATCTTTATGGAGTATACAGAATATTATAAAAAGCAAGGAAAACTATATACTTATAAAATATGATGATTTTGTTTTAAACCCTAACGCTGAAGTTAAAAAAATCTTTAATTTTTTAAAGATACCTTTTGAAACTTTAAAAACTTCAAATATCAATCAATTTTCAATTAACAATGTAGAATATAACGATGATATTTTTGAGGTTTCACTTCACACCATAAGAACTAATACAATAAAAAAAAATATTTATAAAATAGAGGACTATTTACCAAAGAAAATAATTGAAAAATACTCAGAAGTAGATAAAAGCATATTACAACACGAATATAAATAACCAAAATTTGTGTAGAAATACAATTAAAATTTTATATAGTAGACCATTATGCTACAAAAAATAGGTTTTCAACCAGGAATTAATAAACAAGTCTCAGAAACCACAGCAGAAGGTCAATGGGTTGATTGTGATAATGTTAGATTTAGATACGGAACTCCTGAAAAAATAGGAGGATGGAGTCAATTAGGAAACGTTAATGAAAATGAATTAACAGGAGCTGGCAGAGGTCTTCATCATTTTTTAAACAGTTTATCTCAAAGGTACGCTATAATAGGTACAAATAGAATATTATATGCTTTTCAAGGTGGTGTATTCTATGACATACATCCTATCAAATCTACAACAACGCTTACTAGTGCATTTAGCACGACTAACGGATCACCAATTGTTACTATAACTTTTAGTGGCTCACATGGTATTAGTGAAAATGATATAATTTTATTAGATAATTTTACTGCAATTACTAATTCTAATTATTCAGCTTCTGATTTTGATAATAAAAAATTTATGGTTACAAGCG